CCCGATAGATCTAACATGGTGCTGCACAAGACGACCCCGAGGCCGCAAGGCTTCCCCCGGCAGGACAACGCAGGGCAAAGGGTCTGACAGCGTAGGAATCAACAGCCTACGCCTTGCCTGTTGCCTATTGCTATGCCGAATTGATATAGCTGGCGACTTGCATAACAATCTGTTCTGCCGGGCCTTGCCACAGCTTAGAGCCCGTCCTTGCCCGACAAGGCAAGCGCCCGGCGACTATTTCCGACAGTCACTAGCGACTGTTTCCAGAATGCTCGGGGGCCGGTCAATCAACCCGCCAGGCTACAAGCCCCAAGGACCGCGCCCCCAGCACCCCAACCTAGCCAACCCTGAGCCTGACAGGGCGGGCGCAACGCCCGGAACTTTCCTCGATCCGCTGCCAATCGGGCAATCAGGCGAGGCAGCAAACGGCGCGCACCAGGCGGGACAGATCAACCCCGCTAACCAGCCCGGCTAGCTCCCAAGTCGGCCCGATGGGCGCATGTATCACTACTAGGAAGCCAACCAAAGGCCGCAAGGCAAGGAGCTTCATTCCATGGCAACCAAGACACAAGACAAGAAGTCTGCGCGGGATTCAACAGACACCAAACGCTCAGTTGGTCGCCCAAGCAGCTATCGACCGGAGTACGCCGCCCAGGCCGCAAAACTTTGCGCGCTAGGGGCTACGGATGCCCAACTAGCCGACTTCTTTGAGGTGGCAGTGTCTACCGTTGCGCTATGGAAGGTGCAGCACAAGCAATTTTCGGACGCCATAAAGGTTCCAAAGGCTGAGGCAGATGAGCGCGTGGAACAGAGCTTGTATCGGCGCGCTCTTGGTTATGAGCATGACGAGACGGATATCCGGGTTGTCGGCGGCGAACTTGTAAAAACCGCAGTCCGCAAACACTACCCGCCAGACCCGACAGCAATGATTTTTTGGCTGAAGAACCGAAACCCGGCTGCATGGCGTGAAATGAAAGCCGTGGAACTGACCGGCGAAGGTGGCGGGCCTGTCCGTTTTGCCCGCGTAGAGCGCACCATTGTTGACCCAGTGGGCGAGCCATGAGGGCGGTTTACGGTGAAGCCGATACGTGGCTGTCCTGAGAATTGACACCCCCCGCGTATTTGTCCCGCTGCTGAAACCCAGCCGGTACAAAGGCGCATGGGGCGGGCGCGGATCGGGCAAGTCGCATTTCTTCGCTGAAAAGCTGATTGAAGACTGCCTAGCCGAGCCGGGAGAAAACGCCGGTGTCGGCATGCGCGCTGTCTGCATCCGTGAGGTGCAGAAAGACCTGGCGCAGTCGTCCAAAGCGCTGATTGAAGCCAAGTTGCAAAGCCTCGGACTGGGCGAAGCGGACGGCTTCAAGGTCTACAAGGCAGAGATAGAGACGCCCGGCGATGGTCTGATGATCTTCAAGGGCATGCAGGACTACACAGCCGACAGCATCAAGTCCCTGGAGGGCTTCAAACGGGCATGGTGGGAAGAGGCGCAGACGGCATCGGCGGTATCGCTGAACATGCTGCGCCCGACGCTACGCGCCCCCGGCTCCGAACTGTGGTTCAGTTGGAACCCACGGCGCCAAACCGACGCAGTAGACGCGATGCTCAGAAGCGCTGAGCTGCCGACAGATGCAGTCGTCATCAAGGCGAACTGGCGCGACAACCCATGGTTTCCTGCCGTACTTGAGCAGGAGCGCCAAGACTGCCTGAGGATGCAGGCAGAGCAGTACGGCCACATTTGGGAAGGCGAATATGCCACCGTCCTGGAGGGCGCCTACTACGCGAAGCACATCGCGCAGGCGAAGCTAGACGGACGCATCGGGCGCGTTCCCGCTGACCCGCTGATGACGCTAAGGGCCTTTGTGGACATTGGCGGAACAGGCTCCAAGGCTGACGCATTCAGCATGTGGATTGCGCAGTTCATCGGCAAGGAAATCCGCGTACTGGACTACTACGAAGCCATTGGACAGCCGCTAGAGGCCCATCTGAATTGGATGCGCGGCAAGAACTACGGCCCCGACCGCTGCCAGATTTGGCTACCGCACGACGGCGAAAAGCATGACGCCGTGTTCGATGTCTCCTACGAATCGGCACTCAGGAAGGCGGGCTACAAGGTCCGCGTAGTGCCGAACCAGGGCAAGGGCGCAGCGAAGGCGCGGATTGAAGCGACCCGGCGCCTGTTTGGCTCCATGTGGTTCAACCAAGTGACAACACAGCCCGGCCTTGATGCATTGGGCTGGTATCACGAGAAAAAAGACGACGTGCGCAACATCGGTCTAGGTCCAGAACATGACTGGAGCAGCCACGCAGCCGACGCCGCAGGACTCATGTGTGTTGCCTACGAAGAGCCGAAAGCGGAGCAAAAGCGCGACCCCCGCCCGGCTCCGAACAAATCATGGATGGGCTAACGACATGCTGGCCGGCGCTGTCTGTCTAGTCGCAGGCCTGGCGTTGTTATCCACATGGACACCGGCAGGCGTGCTGATCGGTACTTTGCTGATCGTCGCGGCCTTCCTCATTCGGGACCACTGATGCACCTCTCGCCCATCTCCATCGCCATTGCCCGCACCTACGGCCTGGCCCACCCGCCGCGCCCGATCTGGCTGGGCGATAGCGTGGTCTTGCGGGCATTCCTGCGCAATGGCGGGCGGATTCGCAGCCTGCGCCACTGACACACCAACACATCCCAACGTCGAGACGACGCCGGAACAATGGAAAAAGACACCCTAGACGAAGACCGCGAGGAATTTCAGGCGTGTCTTGACGCGGAAACCGAACAGCGCAAGCAAACGCTGGATGACCTCAAGTTTGCCAAGCTGGGCGAGCAATGGGACCAGCGCGACATGGACGCCCGCAGGAATCAGGGGCGCCCCTGCCTGACGATCAACCGCACGCAAGCCTTTACCAAGCAGGTAACGAACGATGCCCGAATCAACCGGGCAAACATCAGTGTCAAGCCTGTAGGTGGTGGTGCGGACAAGGCAACGGCGGATATCCAATCCGACCTGATCCGCAACATCGAGGTATCAAGCCAAGCCAATCAGGCTTATGACACCGCCTTCGATTACGCGGTGAACGGCGGCATCGGTTACTTCCGCATCAACGTCGATTACACCTGTGACGACGCATGGGACCAAGACATCATCATCGCCCGCATCAGCAACCCGCTGAGCGTGTATGGTGACTATGACAGCACCGAAGCCACGTCCATCGACTGGAACAAGTGCTTTGTCACGGACTGGTATAGCAAGAAAGCCTTTGAAGCGCGCTTCGGCCAGGAATTCAAGGCCACGTCTTTCAGCTTTGGCGATTCCGACTATGACAAGAACTGGTTTGAGGACAAGCGCATTCGGGTGGCCGAGCGCTGGATACGCGACAAGGTGCCTACGCGGCTGGTGAAGATGTCCAACGGCGCGTTGATGCTTGAGGACGTGCTACTCAAGAACATCGACTTCTTGACCGCGCAAGGCGTGACCGTGGTGGGCGACCGTGAGACGCAGACTTACCGCGTGCGTCAGCGGCTCATTACAGGGACAGACGTTCTTGAGGAAAACGAGTGGTTGGGCCGCTTCATTCCCATCGTCCCGATGTATGGGGAAGAGGTCAACGTAGACGGCAAACGCTTGTTCATGTCGCTGATTCACCGGGCAAAGGACTCGCAGCGCCTCTACAACTACCAACGCACGCTGTCGGCGGAACTTGGCGCACTGCAACCGAAAGCGCCATGGATCGGCCCGAAAGGCATGTTCAACAGTGACGCTGACCGCTGGATGACGGCGAACACCGAAGCGCACGCCTACCTCGAATATGACGTAGTGCCAGACCAGCCCGGCGCAACCCCGCAGCGGCAACCGTTCGCAGGCCCGCCCGCTGGTGCGATGCAAGAGGCGTTGATGGCGAGTGATGACATGAAGAGCATCATGGGCATCTATGACGCATCGCTCGGGCAGCGCAGCAACGAGACGAGCGGCAGGGCCATCATGGCGCGTCAACGGGAAGGCGACGTGTCCACGTATGACTTCCTGGACAACAGGAACCGCGCAGTGGAGCACGGCGGGCGCATCGTGCTGGATCTGCTGCCCAAGGTCTACAGAGCAGAACGCATCCTGAGAGCCATCCAAGAGGACGGCAGCACCTACACCGTGCCTGTCAATCAGCCGGTTGTCATGCCGCAGCAACTGCAGGCGATCCAGCAAGGCCGCGATCCGTCGCAAGTGCAGATGCCCGAGGGTGGCAAGCCTGAATACGTGCCCCTGCCGCCTCAGATGCCGCCCATGACACCGCAGCAAGTGGCGCAGTTGAAGGCTGTCACGCGGGTGTTTGACCTGACGGCGGGCAAGTATGACGTGACCGTCACGGCAGGCCCGTCCTTCACGAGTCGGCGCGAGGAAGCCGCTACGCAGATGATGGAATTCATCCGCGTCTTTCCGCAGGCGGCGGGGCTGATCGGTGACTTGCTGGCGAAAAACCTCGATTGGCCTGGATCGGAGCAAGTCGCGGAACGCCTGAAGGCGATGATCCCGCCTCAGGCACGCGGCCAGGTTGATCCGATGGTGCAACAGTTGCAGGGCATGCTCCAGCAGCAAGACGCCCAAGCAAAGCAGGCCGTCCAAGTGCTCCAAGGTCAGATCGCCGAGCTACAGAAGCAAGCAGCCGACAAGGCCGCAGACAACGCGCTGAAGGCCCGCGAACTCGAAATCAAGGCCGCAGACGCCGAGACGAAGCGCATGGCTGTCTTGAAGCCCGACACCCCGCCCGCACCGCCACAAGTTGACCCGGCGAAGGTGGAAGAGCTTCGCCTGCAAGCCAAAGAGACGGAAATCAAGGCATACGAAGCGGAAACCGAGCGGCTGAAAGTGCTTGGCGCGACCATTACGCCCGACCAAATCATGCAGCTGGTCAATCAGACCGTCATGCAAGCATTGGCAAGTACCCCGCCAACGCATACGCAGAGTGAGACTGTCGTTATCGTGCCCGAGGAAGCAATGGAGCCCCCCGAATCGCCGGAGAGCGAGAACGAGGGCGAAAGTGACGATGAAGGCGAGG